GATATATTAAAGCTAAAAAGTAGTTCCCTTACATAGATTAAACTGATACCCAGGCAATAAGTCCTGGGTTTTTTATTATAACTCTTGTAAGTTTAAACTTATTGTGTATATTTGTGTTATAATTTAAACCAACAGTTATGACAGAAGAAACACTTGATCAGACAGAGGTGTCAAAAGAACAACTTCTAGAACGTCAGAAGGAAATTCATGAGTACTATACATCTCAAATTCCTTTTCTTCAAACACAGAAAGAATACGAAACTATAGTTACTGAGTTAGAAGAACTAGAACTACGTAGAATGATGGCTAGAATGAGGATGGCGCAGATTATGGCACCACCACCTAATGAGCCAGAATCAGAAGATGAACCTACAAAACCAAGATCCCTAAAAAAGAACTAAAATGGCAGTAGTCAATCAAGTACGTAAGAATGTTAAGATGGATCTTTGGAGCATAGTTAAGTTCCAACTGGCTGTGCATTGCCATCTTAAAGCATTGAATGTATCTGATCAGGACTTGACTTGTTTGACTTTTCTTGCACTAACAGGGGAAAAGGAGCTTACTGAATTTTGTAATGATGCCACTAAAAATAAAATTTTTGGTAGTAGTCAGTCGGTTAGAAATGCCGTAACAAAAGCAGAGAAGAAGAGACTAATAGTAAAGAATGGCAAGAACAGAAAGACAATCTATTTAAATCCTGAACTCAAGATTCAAATCAGTGGTAACATTTTATTAGATTATAAGATCCTTCATGCTGAACCCAAAGAAAATATCGTCTCTGTATAGTTCAGCTTCTAAGGAGCTTAATATACCAGAATCTGATTTAACGGACATAGTATCTTTTTACTGGAGTCAGGTAAGAAAATCCATGGAGGGATTGAATGATGCTAATATAAATGTTGAGAGTTTCGGAACATTTACTGTAAAGCCTAAAGCACTTAGAGCAGAGATGTATAAGTGTGAGAAGTTTATAGATAGTGTAAATCCTAAAGACTTTAGTAGGTATCCTTACTATAAGGTAGCTAAGGAAAAGCTTGAAAGATTTAATGTAATGAGTGAGAAGATTCTAGAAGAAAATCTAAGAAAAAAAAGTAAAATAGACCAACGATATGGCAACAACATTTCTTGAAGTCTGGAAGAAAAAAGGAAAGATACTAGAGGGAATTAAGAACTCCCTCTTTAAGAATGAACACGTAGAAGAAATAGCTGCAGAAAGGGATAAGATATGTCAGTCTTGTGATCAAATAGATAGGGAAGGTAGTAAATGCTTTGCACCAGGAACACAACCCTGCTGTGGAGTATGTGGCTGCTCCCTAAAGTTTCTACAGAGATCATTAGCAGCTGAATGTGAAGCAGGAAAATGGAAGGCCGTACTTACCCAAGAAGAAGCAGATGAACTAGAAAATAAACTAAATGAGGATGGCAATAAAGTTTGAACCAATAGAACATAAGTATGTAAGTATTGATGATGATGGTATTAACTGGACTAGTGTCACAAGTATAATATCCAAGTTTAAGAAGCCTTTTGATTCTGATGTTATTGCTGAAAAGTCTGCTAAGAATAAGAAAGGTAAATGGTATGGATTGGATGTAGAGGTAATAAAAGAAGCCTGGAAAAATGAATCACAGAAGGCTATTAATCTAGGTAGCTGGTACCATAATCAAAGAGAAAAGGATCTTCTATCCTGTAATACAATAGTTCTAGATGATACAGAAATCCCAATTATACAACCTCTTACGGAGGATGGACTTAAAAAGGCACCTGATCAAAAGCTTGGAAATGGTATTTATCCTGAGCATATGGTTTATCTTAAGTCTGCTGGTATATGTGGCCAGGCTGATCGCGTTGAGGTAATCAATGGCACGGTCAACATATATGACTACAAAACCAATAAGGAGATAAAGTCAGCAAGCTATGTAAACTGGGAAGGTATATCAGAGAAGATGCTACCACCATTACAGCATTTGGATGACTGCAATCTTAGTCATTATAATATACAGTTAAGCCTATACATGTATATGATACTAAAACACAATCCTAGATTGAAACCTGGGAAGCTGGTAATAGAACATATACAATTTAAGGAAGCAGGGAGAGATGCATATGACAACAGAGTGGTGTTCTATGATAGTAACGGCGAACCTGTAGTAGACAAAATCGTGCAATATCACCTATCCTATCTAAAAGAAGAGGTGATATCTATAATTAACCATCTGAAGAATGACAATTAAACTATTTGATATACAGGGAGGGAAGGTTGTACCAACAGAACATTGCTACACATTAAGGGATCTTAAGACTATAATGGATAATTATCCAGAAGACCATCTTAAAGTCTATCAGTATATGTTCTATATGACTTGTCCTAATCCAGATCTTAATCCGTTTTTCCATCTCCTAGAGACAGAGAAAGAAGATATAATCCTAGATGAAATTAATGCAGAGTTTAGTACTGAGGATCCTGAGATTCAAGTAGCATTAGATTTCTGCCGTAAGATGTACGAGACTCCTACAAGTAGGGCATATGAAGGTATTAAGATAGCATTGGATAACATTGCTAGTTATATGCGTAATACCCGCATTACTGATGGTAGGGATGGTAATATCGGTCAAATCAGAGCTATGGCAAAAGACTTTGATGATATTAGACAATCCTTCAAGGGTGCCTATAAGGACTTGCAAGATGAACAAAAGAACAGGGTACGGGGTGGAGCCGGCCTTGCATATGACCAATCATAATGGATCCGTACTTCTATACAGACATACCTACGTATGATAACGGTAACTGGACTACAACTACGTTTGAAACCAGAGAAGATTTCCGTGATTTTGTACTAAGTATATTTAAGGAACCTGGTCAGTATCAGTTTAATGACACAACGTCTAAAGTATTTAATCAGGAAGCTATAAACTTTAAAACTAATGGGTTTTATTGTTCTGCTCCTGAAGGTACTAAGGATTTTAGAAAGTACTGGGATGACCAAAAACTTAAGAATCGTAAAGGCCTTATAGTAAAAGACGGAGAACTTGCATGGTATCTTACTAGGGATTACTACATGTGGCTAAACTTTCTGCCGATCTTTAACAAGGAGATACAGAAGTTTGGCTTTGCTGATATTAGAGATGCGCAGTATCATATGGCTCTTTATGAAATATTAGCTGAATTACATTACAAGCATTCTAGTATCCTAAAGAAACGCCAGATTGCATCATCATACTTCCATGCTGCTAAGTTCATTAACCAGATATGGTATGAAGAAGGGGTTACCCTGAAGATGGGTGCTAGTCTAAAAGACTATATCAATGAGAAGGGAACATGGAAGTTTTTAAATGAGTATGAGGCATTCCTCAATACGCATACTGCATGGTACAGACCTATGAATCCTAATAAGGTTTTGTTTTGGCAACAAAAGATTGAAACAGAAACCTACTTTGGTGGTAGAAAACGTAAGTCAGAAATAGGTTTAAAAGGGGTAATACAAGGTATGTCCTTTGAAAAGGATCCTACAAATGGTGTCGGTGGTCCAGTAAAATACTTCTTTCATGAGGAAGCTGGTATTGCACCGAAGATGGACCAAACATTTGGTTATATTAAACCTGCCCTAAAATCTGGTTTGATTACAACAGGTATGTTTATAGCTGCTGGATCTGTCGGTGATCTTGACCAATGTGAACCACTCAAGGATATGATAATGAATCCTGATGGTAATGATGTTTTTGCAGTAGAGACTGATCTTATAGATGATAAGGGTACCATTGGTAAGACTGGTCTTTTTATTCCTGAGCAATGGTCTATGCCACCTTTCATTGATAGTTATGGTAATTCTCTTGTAGTAGAAGCTTTAGATGCTTTAAATGAGTACTTTGATGAATGCAAAAGAAAGATGAGTCCTGAGGCTTATCAGCTAGAACTATCTCAGCATCCTAGAAATATTAAAGAGGCATTTGATTTTAGAACTATATCAGTATTTCCATCACATCTTATTACAGCTCAGACTAGAAGGATTGAGGATAAGATGTATGCCTACGAGCATCTTGAATTATATAGAGATGAGAGGGGAAATATAAATGCTACCGAAAGTAATAAGTTACCAATTAGGGAATTTCCAATAACTAAGAATACCGAAGATAAATCTGGAGTACTGGTGGTATGGGAAAGACCAGTTAAAGATCCTGAGTTTGGGATGTACTATGCTTCTGTTGACCCCGTTGGAGAAGGTAAGACAACTACCTCAGAATCATTGTGTTCCATATATGTATACAAAACAGCCGTTGAGGTAACTAAAAATAAGGGTGATGGTATTGAAACATTCATAGAACAAGATAAATTAGTGGCTGCTTGGTGTGGTAGATTTGATGATATCAATAAAACACACGAAAGATTAGAGATGATAATTGAATGGTATAATGCCTGGACTATTGTAGAAAACAACATTAGCCAGTTCATTAACCATATGATTTATAGAAAGAAGCAGAAATATCTAGTACCTAGGTCCCAGATACTGTTTCTTAAAGACATTGGTGCAAATGCTAACGTGTTCCAGGAGTACGGCTGGAAAAATACCGGTACCTTATTTAAAAGTCACATGCTAAGCTATGCAATTGAATTTATAAAAGAGGAGCTGGACAGTGATGAAGATGAAAATGGAAAGGTATTTAAAACAGTATACGGAATAGAAAGAATACCAGACCCTATGCTATTAAAAGAAATGATGGCATATAGGGATGGTGTAAACGTCGATAGACTAGTTAGCTTTGCTGCATTAGTAGCTTTTGCCAAGGTTCAGCAAGCTAATAGGGGTTATAAGAAAAGATATGAGGAATCAGGAGGCAAAAAATTGGATAATAATAATAATTTCAGTAAATTGAATAGAAGTCCGTTCCGTCATATTGGAGGGGCATCTGGTTCATCTTCAGGAATGAGAGTACCAAAATTACCGTTTAGAAACTTAAGATAAGACATGCAGATATATAATGCGATGCAAATGAAGGCTGGTGCCAAAGTAGAGTACAATAAAATGGGTACTCTAAACCAGCCAATCCAGTTTATTCCTAGGAGTAAAAAGGATAATGAATGGACGGCATGGAATCTTGACTGGCTTGAATGGAAAGGATTACAACATGTCCGTAGAAATGCTAGACGTTTAATGAAGAACTATAAGCTTGCTAAAGGCATTATAGACAAAGGTGACTATATAATTGAGGAGGATAA